GGCATCTGCAAGTCAGTTTTCATCAGATTCTTGATACCCCCCACGATTGCCACGGGCCATGCGCGCGAAGTACCAAAATAATGTTTTACAAGCAACGCGTTCATACCCTGTTACCTCTTCTACTGTTGCACGATCGGTGCGCGGGCAGGAGGATGCTTTCAGGATTTCCAGGCAAGACGTGATCAGCTGTGAACGGATCACCTGCGCGAGAGCCTTTGCCGCAGATCCAGCAGACCGAAGCGGACTCGCGAACTTTGCGCGCTTGCGACTGGTACGAGCCGTGCCTGTGCACGCGTCGAGCGTCGCGTTCACGGTTGCGCCTGGCCTCGCACTCGGCACACCGGGTACGCCGTGGCGTCATCCGATTGCAGTCGAGACAAATGTGATTGATCACTGCCACTACGCCGGACACCTGCCCAAGCGTGTCGACGTGCTGCCGGTCCGAGATTTGATTACCCGCGAGAGTGTTGAGCGAAGTTGATTGATGAGAATCAATCCCCCTCCCCGGTCTTTGAGTAGTTGATGAATCGTCGTGCGATCTGTCCAGCAGGATCGGTGCTGTCGGTGCAGCTGATGATGTCGTTGAGTGCGGCGCGGTAGAAGTCGCGCGCGTAGATCGCCGAGTCTCGCGTTGCGACTACTTGTTCGATGTGGTCGGCGAGGATGTGCGCGGCGCGTTGTGCTTCGCCGGTCCGTGCTCGAGCAGCTGCGAGCTTGTCGCGATGGTACGTCCAGGCGAGTCGGGCGACCACGATCACGATCGCGAGGGCGAGGAGAATGGTGAGGATGATCAGCACGCGAACATGCTTTCACTGCGGTTGGTCGTTGCACGGTCTTTGCACTGTGCAACCACCCACGGGTATAGACCCGTGGGATGGTTTGCACGGTACGCAGATAGACGTTCTACGCCGCTTAGGTAAGCCAAAACATCCGTGCAAAATGTTTTTGCACGGTTGCACGGTCGAATGCATCCGTGTTGCACAGTGCAACGCTGTTTTTGCACGGTTGTCATGCGGCCTCTTCGGCGCTCAGATTGGGGTCTGCGAAGGGGTCGTCGACGGTGCCGATGGTGCTGATCTCGGCGGGTCGTATTCGCCAGATCATGCACGCTCGTAGCGTGCCTTTCTTGTCGGGCGCGGTCCCTTCAACGCGTTCGACGCGCTTGTACTTGAACGCGCCTGGCGATCGCTCGATGCGGTTTTTGATGGTGTTCTGAGATGCCTTGATGTTGCGCTCGTCGAGCAGTTTGAGGAGGTCCTTCTCGGTGATGTTCTGTTGCGTTTGGACGATTTGGATGATGGCGTCGACGAGCTCGTCTTGGATTGTCTCTTCTTCGACTTCTTCGAGGATGACGCTGCCGGTGCCGTCGACGGGTACGAGGTCGAGGCGGAGCGGTTTGGGTAGTTCGTCGTCTTTGACTTTTTCGGTTTTGACGATGACTTTGTCGTCTTCTTTGGCGACTTTGCAGATCCAATCGGCGGCGTCGCCGATGACGGTTGAGCCGCGCTCGTGTCCGTCGTTCCAGCCGGCGTGGTGTACGGGTACGACGGCAAGGCTTCGGCGTTGGCGGATCTCGTCGACGTAGCCGATGAAGCGTGTCATGTCGGCTGAGCTGTTCTCGTCGAGTCCGCTGACGCTGCGTGCGAGTGTGTCGATGACGAGGAGTCGAACGTCTGCGGGGATACGCTCGATCGCGATGTCGAGGTGTGCGCGTAGCTCGGGATCGTTTAGCTGGACGCTGTGTGTGAGCGCGTAGAAGTTTTCAAGCTGGTCGACTTGGTGGTGCTTCATCCAGGCTGCGATACGCTTTTTGAGGCCTGCTGCGCCTTCGCTCATGATGTAGGCGACGCCGCCTTGCTGGACCTTGTGGCCGCGATACGCCTTGCCGGTGGCGATGCAGAGCGATAGGTGAAGCATTTCGAATGTCTTGCCGCTGCCTCGGCGGCCGTAGACGATGCCGTAGCCGTTGATGGGTAGGAGTCCGTCGACGAGGTATTGGATGTCTGGGAGCGCGTTGATTTCGTCGAGGTTGAGGAACTTGTATTTGGGTTCGTCGCCGCGTTCTTCGATCTCTGCGACGACGGTTTCGATGTCGTGGCGGTTGTTGTCGAGGGGTACGTCTTGTGGCGGGTGCTTGGCGATTGAGTGCGCGATGCTTTCGACTTCGCTTGTGCTGAGTGGCGGGTCGACGCGCTTTTCGTTTTCCTCAAGGAGAGCTGCGCGGATGGCGCCTTCGGTGAATCCGCGGCGGCGCATGGTCCCGGCGAGGCTTGCGAGTTCTTTGTTGCGTCCGCCGGTGATGATCTTGTCGCCGTCTTCGTAGATGCGGACGGGCTTGTCGTATCGGTTGCGGATGTATGCGTCAAGCCATGGCGTGGGTGGTTCGGGCGGATCCTTGGGGTATTGGATCCAGGTGTAGTCGTTGCCGCTTGCGTGATTTGATGGTGGTGCGACGACGTAGGAGACGCCGGCGCGGATGTCGATGCCGGCGTCGCCGTTGGTGCCGACGCTTGGTGAGTATCCGCCGGTTGGGTCTTCGAGGTAGATGTGCCAGCCGCGGCCGGTTTTGACGATGGGGTTGCGGCGTAGGAGTTCGAGCGTGTCCTGGTCGGCGATTTGCTTGAAGCGTTCGCGGGCTTCGTCAGAGTCGAAGTCGAGGATCAGAAGGTTGCTTGTGCCGGCGACGATGCCGATATTGGCGTCGGGGGTTTGTTCCCAGAGGCGCTGGACTTTCTCATAGTCGTGCTCGGGCAGGCTGGCGCCTTTAGGGTCGAGCGGGTGCTTACCGATTGAGGAGCAGTCGGCGCGTCTGCAGCTGCACGAGCCGTCCTCAAGGACGTGGTGTAGGCGGATGACGCCCCAACCTAGCGTCGTGTACTTGACCGCCTCGGTCTGCAGGCTCGTCACCCTTTGACTCCTTCGATCTGCGAAAGCGTTACCCACGGCTGTAGATAGCTGGGGCGGAAGCCGGTGAACTCTTCGATGAATCCGCCTTTGTGCTGGGCGAAGTCGGGATGCCATCGCTTGACATGCATTGGGAGGTCCGCAAATAGAAATGGCTTGCGGTCGCGACGGGTTGGCTTGTGGAAGAACTTGTTCCAATGGTTTTCGCCGTTGCTGATGTCCCGAAAATGGTCGTAAGCGCTTGGATGGTCGGCGTCTGTCCCGCATCCGCAGATAGACCAATAGATCGGTATGCCTGGCTTGTGAGGATTCTTTAGTGCGTACGAGCGTGCCCAATCGCGCCATTTGTCGTACGGATAGAACGGATCGTGTTCGCAAGCGTCGTAGTCGTCGCTTAGTGCTTCGTATTCGATCGCGTATGACGTGTAGAGGTATCCGGTGCGTGTGTGATCGCCAATCTTGCCGCGAATGTCGACCTCAAACGGTTCGCGATCGACGCATACGGCCCCGCGTTCAATTGTGTAATCGGTCGGCGCGATCTTGATCGGGTTGCTGATCAGCGTCGGCCATGCGAGGCGATCGCGGCCGACGATGCCCTCAAGTTCGTAAATGGTGTGTCGTTCGCATGAGAACCATTCGCCGTGCACGCGCGCTGCCGCAAGCTCGGAGTGAATAGCCTTTTCGCCAGGATGCGTTCCCGGCTCGAAGATGCCGATGAGGTGGAGCGGTTCGGGGCTGCCGGTTTGGCAGCTGCGCAGCCGGTCTTCGCAGCCGTGTTCGGTCTTGCTTCGTCCGATCTTGATTCGTCGCGTTTGCGGCGCGTAAAGGACGTACACCCAGTGATCGTCTGTCGTGATGGCGTTCACGGGTTGCTCCTGTTCCATGCGATGTGGTGTGCGGCGGTGGCGATGCCGAGTGCGTCGGCTTCGTCTTGGGTGACGCTTCGGCCTAGGACTTGTGTTGCCCATGTCATGACGGGTTCTTTGCCTCGTGTGGGAAGTCCGCAGAGGCTGCGCCATTGGGTTGGTTGGATCGTGTCGACCAATACAGAGCGGCCGAGGCGCGAGGCTGCGATGCCGGCGACGTTGCCGACGGCCATTGCGCCTCTGATTGAGCCTTGCCGGTTAGGACCCGACCATGGTGCTTCGATGAGTACGAGCTCGATGTCGCCGGTCTGGTTGGCTGCGTGGCTGATGGTGTGCCAGGCTTGGACGCGGGTGTTGAGGTCGTCACCGGCCGGTGTGTGTATAACGCCGGTTTCGACGCACTTGCCGGAGTCGTACTCGAGGACGGCATATCCGATACGTCGTTCGGATACGTCGAGCGAGATGATGACGGCGGCCGGCGTCACGACTCGTCCTCCCAGCGCACGCGGTTTTCGCATGCTTGCTTGGCGAGTTCAAGGGTCGGGTGGATTGATTCGGTTGTGCCGTCGCCGACCCAATACCGTTTCGGGCCGACGAACAGGATCTTGAATCGCATCGGATTGCTTGCCCAGGCGCCCGGATTCGTCTTCTCCCACTTCATGCGTTCTTCCCGTGCTTGGCGAGTGCGCGCGTGGCGATCTCGAATGTGGTGCGCGTGTCGGGTGCGCGCCTGATCTTGTTGAGTGCGAGCTCGTACTCGAGGACGCGCTGCGCGCAGATTCGGATCTGGCGATGGGCTTCGTGTTTGCCGAGCTTGTACGCCTGCATTTCTTCGGGCGTGGCGTCGTCGGGGAAGTTGAGAAGGCTCACGACTGCTTCTCCGATCCGATGGCCGCACGAATGGCACGGCGTACGTCGTTCGCCGCAATGCGAAATGCGTACGCCTGCGGATCACCTGCCCATGCGTAACGGCGGGCAACCTTATCGCTGGTGCGTGCGATTTCTGCGGCGCTTCGGATAGCAGCAAACGCTTCGGTGCGTGCGATCGCGGTTGCGGTGTTCCAGCCCATTGAGTACGCGATGTGCTCGTCGGGCGTGGCGTCCGGGTAGAGGCCGATCTCCGGCGTACTCACGTTGCCTTCTCCGATCCGATGGCCGCACGAATGGATGATCTGATTCCTCGCGCCATCACGAACCCTTCGTAGGCTGAAACGCCAGACCACTTTTCTGCCTCGCGCGCTACTGCTGCGGCGCGTCGGATCGCGGCGAACGCTTCGGTGCGCGCGTACGCGGCTGCGCGCTTGCGGCACAATTCGCACATGCAGAGCGATTCGCGAGTGCTGCTCATGCTGCGGCCTCGAGCTGCTTCTCGTTCTCGTTGATGATGCGGCAGAGCGCGTTGTACTCGTTGAGGAAGCGTTCGCGGCCGGCGTAATCATCGGCGCGCATGAGGATGATGAGGCCGCGCTTGAGCAGCTGCTCTTTCTCGGCGATGAGTTCGGCCTGGCGTTCGATGGTGACGCGCGAGGAATGTTTGATATTTCGTGCGATCACACGATTTATCGAATCCATGTCGCATACGCTCGTGGTGGTCGACATGGCTAGGCTGCCTCTCCTGTTTGTTCTGTCCTGTTTGTTTCCTGAAAGGGGAACAACTCGGGCGCGTCTTCGCAGAAGCACGGTTCGGTTGGAAACATGCCGTTGATGCGGCCGTTCTGATCGGGCTTGCCGCCACTTCCCGGCTGGCCGTACTGCTGCTTCCATTCGTCGATGGTGAGGTAGACGATGTCGCCCTGATCGTCGACGGCGTCGGTGCTGATCAGACCAGGCGGAGCCTTCTCAACAAAGTCGGGTTCGGACTTGGGTCGGAGGCTGATGCCGCGCCGCGACAAGCCCTTGCTGATCGACGCGTGACAAGCTTCCGGGCTCGCGTAGCCGTACTCCTGCCAAAGGATCTCGGCGATGATGCGGCCGCGACCGCCGTACTTGTCGCGCTCGATGAGGACGCGATCGATGAACGCGTCGAACGCTTGCTGTTTTTCGCCATTGCGGCGACTCGTGGAGGTGTTCATGCGACCGTCTCCCGCGCCTGCCAGCGAGCGAGACGCATCGCGTGGTAGATGACGAGGTCCTTGATCTCGTTTTCGATCTCGTTGCGCAGGTCTGTTTCGCTCATGTTGAGCCAGTCGCGGCCGTGCTCGGCTTCGCCCTTGCGGAACTTCTCCTCGAGCTGCGTGATGATCCAGCCGCGTTCCATCGGGTGCGTGAAATCGATCTCGAAGTACCGCACGGCGGTGATGGCGTCTGCGGCTGCGAGGTCAAGGTGCTCGCGAATCTCGGGCCAGATGTCGTCGAGGGTGCGGAGCTCGTCTGCACGATCATGCGGCTGCTTCATGGGGTGCCTGCTTTCGGAGGGTTTGACAGATGTCGCACCTGCGTGTCGGGCGTCCGCGTCGCTTCTGGTAGACGGGTCGGCCACACGAAGCGCAGGCGGTGACGAGGATGGAGTCGCAGAAGCTGCACCGGGCGCCGACCTTCTCGGCGACGATGGTCGCTTCGCGGCATGTGCGGCAGTGCGTGATCACTTGTGGTTCCCCGCGAGGAGCCAGATGAGTAGGCAGAGGCCGGCGACGACGAGCAGGTTCGACGCGTTCACTTGCGCCTCCGATCTTTGATCATCTCGATCGGCACGCAGAGGAGCAGCAGGACGAGCATGCCCCAGACGAAGCCGTTGAGGAACTCGTCGGATCCGAAGAAGGCAGCCACTTATTTGCCTTCCGCGAAGCCGTAGAAGCCGATCGTGGCGTTTGCGTCCCAGACGCTTGCGCCGTAGGCGGGTCCGCCGATGCGCGCGTAGTGCTGGTAGATCCGCTCGCATGCCCAGACTTGCTCGAGCGGCGTTGCGTCGCTCATGTAGTGCGGCTGTCCTGGCCGCTTGAAGTCGTCCCAGTTCAGTTGCGTGAAACCACACCCGCCGGGATACGTGTAGTTCGTTGTCTGGTGCCACCAGATGTTCGACCAGGTACCGCGGCCGGCGTACGTGCCCGGCTTGGGCTGCTCGGCGTGGCACGTCTGGAGCCACTGGCGCCAGTGCGGCGGCAGCTTTCTGGTTGCGGCGTGCGCGTTCATGCTCGCGATGAGAAAGCCGCCGATGATCGCAACGATGCAGAGCACGATGAGGATGAGGCGCTTCATGCGTCGTCCTCCTCGAGCTCGTAATCAAGAGGCAAGAGCATTGCGTGGCGCCTGGCGTAATCACCCGCGACCCATTCGCTCTGATGCTTGTCCCAATAGAAGACCGAGCGGACCTCGTCACCAAGCGCGTCTGTGCCCTCGAGGACGAGACGCATTGAGCCCGTCTGAGGGTCGTAGAGCGCCGAGCAGATCAGGTACTCGACATCCGTCTTCGGCGTCCAGCTGATCGCGCCGGATGCCAGGACGACGTGGTTCACGGGCAGCGTCACGACGCCACCTCGCTCGGGATAGCCCCGCAAAAACTGGGGTCACTTGGTGCTACGCCATGCAACATCCATGCAACATGCGGAGCGAGTGCGGTCGAAAACCGCTCTGAGGCGGGTTGTGATGAGTCTGGCGATTTATCGCTCAACGATGCGGCCTCAGAGCCGTTCGAAGCGACTGCGCTCAACTCGCCAAAACCGCGAAAAACGCTTTGGGATACGTTGTCGAGGCGGTGCTCTACCAACTGAGCTAATCGCCCGGCCAGAGGAATATAGCACACCTCAGACCCTTCGTTTTCGGCTCCAATACTAGAGCCAAGCCACTCCGCTTCCATCTCATCCTCCTGTGTGATTAGATGCGTTCGGGACGACAAAACCCCGTTCCATGCAACATCCATGCAACATGCCGACCGGAGGGGTCCATGAGCATCCACAAGTACGCCACGCCGAAAGGCGGCACGCGATACCGAGTGATGTGGCGCGACGAAACGAACCGTCAACGCTCCAAAACCGTGGAAACACTCGCCGAAGCTCGACGCCTGGACGCTTCCACCAAACTCGGCGCAGCCCCCACTCCGATCATTACCGGCGGCATGACGCTGCGCGACTGGTTCGTCCAATGGTTCCGCGCTCACGGACCCGAATGGGCGACGACCACGCTCAAGCGTCGCAAGAGCATCTACGACTGCTGGATCGACAAGCAACTCGGTGACGTGCCGATCGCGCGCATCACCGGCATGCGAATCCGCGAGTACCGCGTCGACGTGCTCGCCAGCGGCGCCACCGAAAAGACCGCCAACCAGGCGCACTCCGTTCTCAGCGCAGCGATGACAGCTGCACGCGATGAAGGACTGATCGAATCGAACCCGTGCCTCGGCGTCAAACGCCTCAAAACGCTCCCGACCAATCGGCGCGCACTGACTCCGCTCGAGGTCGAACAGATCCGCGATCAAATGCCGACCGCGCGCGACCAACTCATCGTCAGCCTGCTCGCCTATGCCGGACTCCGACCGGGAGAGCTGTGCGGCCTGCAATGGAAGCACGTCACCGATCGGCATATCCGCGTCGAGCAGTCTGCGCAGAGCGGCATCATCGTCCGCACCAAAACCGGCAAGACGCGACTCGTCAACGTCGGCAAGATCCTGCGCGGCGACATTGCCGAATATGGTCGCGGCGAGCCTGACGAGCTTGTCGTGCCCGGCCTGCGCGGCGGCATCCTCCATTGGAAGAACTGGTTCCGTCGCATCTGGGTTCCCGCAGCCGAGGCCGCCGGCATCGACGCGCGCCCCTACGACTTGCGCCACACATTCGCGAGCCTGCTGATCCACTCGGGCATGACGATCCCCGAGGTCGCGCTCGAGCTCGGCCACGCCAATCCGAACATGACGCTCGGCGTCTATGCGCACGTGTACCAAGAGGCTCATGGTTCTAAACGCCGATCCCTCGACGGAGCAGTTCGGCGCGCACGACTCCAGCAAGCGGAGAATCGTCAGGCCGCGGCGCTCGCGGCTCAACCTCAAAACGCTTAGGTACGAGATCCGACGGATCGACGCGATACGTCGGCCCAACCTTGAGCGCGGACAACTCGCCGCGCCGAATCATGCGCCGGATCGTCTCGGGATGGACGCTGATCCGGTTAGCGGCTTCTTCGACCGTGAGGAGCGTCATCGCTGCGCCCCGCGTTCCGCCATTCGGGCGTCGCAAACCGCGACAATGGCGTTTCGGGCTTCGCGCGCACGATCTTCTCGTTGCGTTGCGTTGCAAGGTCGGCAGGATCGATCCGATACCTCGTCCCGACTTTCACAAACGGCAGATCGCCACGCCGGATCATTCGGCGAACCGTTTCCGGATGCACCTGCAAGCGTTCGGCTGCCTGCGCCACCGTAAGGAACTGTTCCATGCGGGCGAGCGTACAGACTCACAATGCGACTCCGTAGATGCAGTCGTGTCGCGCGTCGCACATCCCGCACGCCCACGGGTGCAGGATGCCGCTGAGCGGCCATTCCTCTTCGGGTCCACGCTCGGCGTAGAGCTGCTGGATACGCTCGAGCGTGGCCGATGCCAGGCCGATGGCCTTTTGCGTGACGACGGGGTTGTAGGGCGTGGCAAGCGCCGCGGATGCGATCAGGATCGGCGTCTTCTGCTTGACGAGGACGTGCCACTCGACCGGCTTCGGCACGGCGGCCTGATAGAGCCACGCTTGGAGCTTCCACGCGCCCGTCGGCACCGTGATCTTCTTTCCGCTCGTCTTGATCTCAACGAGCTGGCCCTCGGCCTCGCAGTCGATGTAGCCGATAAGGGGGATATCCGAGTCGGGCAGTCGCACTTCGATCTTTTTCTCTGTGGCGATCGGCTTGACGTGTGTCGGTCGCTGCGCGATGTACGTCTCAATAAGGCCGACGCTTGTCATCTCGACCAAATCGCGCGTCTCACCGTCGAAGCCTTCGGTGCGATCGCGCGACTCGTTCATAGCGGCCTGCATGGCGGCATCAATGAGCGTTCCGCGCGCCGCCTTCGGCTTTTCTACGAGCGTGTCGAACATGGCCGCGATGCCGGCGTGGACGGTGCTGCCGGTCGCAAGCGCCACCGAGCCTCCCCCACGCCGACCGACCAGGTATCGCTGCCGCCACGCCTCGGGACACTTGATCATCAGATCAAGCTGCGAGAACGAGACGTGATCAGGCAGCGCGCCAGAGTGACGCTCAGTGCCAAGCGCGAGAGTGAGGTCGACGGGACTCATGCCGCCATCACCCGCTTTGCGTTCTCAGCTACGTGATGCTCACGATGATGCGTTGCGCACAACCAACGAACGTCAAGCGGACGGTCGTAGTCATCGTGATGCGCCTCTGCCGGCCATGCGGCGCATACCTCGCACGCTTGCCGGGCCAGGTTCCCGCGAGTGAGCGCAGTTTTGACTTTGATTCGCGCAGTCTTTTTGCGTCGGTACTCAAGATCCGTATGCCAGCGCATCTTGTCGTACTCGCGAGTCGTGTTGGACGTAATGCGTCGCTCGCGCTGCTGTTCAAGGACGCGCTCGCGATTCTTGGCGTACCAGTCACGCATGTAGGCAGCGCGCACGCACTTGTTGCACTCGCCGCAGTTGCAGGATCGAGGTCGCATTGCTCTAAAAGGGCAAGGAGTCGTCGTTGACGGGAGCGGCAGCTGCAGGCGGCGCTGGCGCGACTGCGGGTGCGACAACGGCGTTTGCCGCATCACCGCTGAATGGCTTGGTGTCGAGCTGCCAGGCGTCCTTGCCCGTGCTCGTGCGGAAGCGTCCGAGGTAGATCGGTCCTCCAACCTTGCCGCTCTCCTTGATCAGCTTGCCGACGTTGAACGCCTGCGTCTCGCGGAACGAGTTGTGCGAGAAGGCGAGGATGCGCTGCTCGTCACGACCCCAACAAGCGGCCTTGACGAAGAAGTGCGTCTGCTCGCCATAGTTCGTCTCGGTCTTCGGATCCGTCCCGACGACGTACATCGGCTCCTGCGTGTCGGCGAGCTTGGCTTTCTCTTCGGCGTTGATGAAAGATCCGCCGCTTGCTCCGCTGAGTGCGTCGCTGAGGTCGATGGTGCTCATGCTTGGTGCTCCTTGGGTTGGGTGTTGGTGTTGGGGTGCGCGTCCGAGGTGTTCACGGCCTCGGACGCGCTCGGTCCCCCGACCGATTGATGGTTGAGAGAAATGCGAGAGGCGCGGCGTGCGAGCTTCTTCGCGCCCCGATCGAGACGACGCTGGAATGCGGCGGCCTTTTTGGCCTTGCCGATCGCAGAAGCGGGCTTTGCCACTAGATCGCCCAGATGCTTGCGATGGTCAGGCCGAGGGCGACGAAGCAGCTGCATGCGACCATGCCCTGGATGCGGCCGGTGTCGAGCGCGTGCCGTTCGGCCTTCTCCGCGGTGCGCAGCTGCGTGCGCTGCTCCGACTCGAGGATCGTGATGCGCTGCTTGAGGGTGTCGCGCTCGCGGCGCGTCGACTCGAGCTCGACGTCCGAGACGTCGCGCGAGAAGAATGCGCGGGCGAGTTCCATGCGGCGCGCGTGCTCGGGGTCGCCGTCGATGCGACGCCATTCTCGGCACATGTCGGGACGGATCTGCGTGACGTTGCTCATCGTGTCTCCTTCGGATAGATGACGCGGGTCTCGAGGAATGCCCATCCCTTGCTGGTGATCGTCCACTTGCCAGGACCACTGATCGTCGACCATCGCGCCAACCCGTTCTTCTGGAGTGCGATGCCCCACGGACACTTCTGGTTCTCCGGGTTGATGCTCGTCATGCCGTCGTGGCTGACGAGATCCTTCAGCGCGTCGCGGAAGACGGCCGAGCAGGGATAGGGGTGCCGCGAGCCGTGCCCGTCGCTGGCCGTGCTCGCGGCGTCCACACCCGCCGAGGAGGGGAGGTGGTTGGTGTGGAGATCGGGATGATCAGGTGGGTAATTCATGCGACGATCCGATCGTTGGTAAGTAGTTCACCGCGGATCGGTACGCATGTTGTACACCCGTGTCAACACGCTTGTCAATACCCTGACGTAACGAATGTGTTTCGGCTAAATACTCATTGTGTGTAGGTATCTCGTCACAACTGTGCTTAGATACGCGTATGGCAAGTCCCCCGCGCAACACCGAGTTCGCCAAGCAAGTTGGCAAGCGTCTCGCTCTTCTGATTGAAGAGAGCGGCGTGACGCAGACTGAGACGAGCTTCGACTTGCGTGTTCAGACGCCCGTGCTCAGCCGATGGTGCGCTGGCGTGAACCTGCCGTCAACGGAAAGCATCGTCCGTATTGCCGAGCACTTTGGTGTCAGCGCCGATTGGATTCTTGGTCTGTCGACCGAGCGGACCCGCGTTGTTGTGCGGTCGCGTACCGCTGCTGAGATCGTCGCGATGACGGACGAGTTGGCAGCGAATCCGCCGCGGCCTCGAGAGCGATCCAACCGCCGGCGATCCTGATCGCAAGCAGTCGCGCCTGGCGCGTCACTGTCATGGCGTAAACATCATTGCGGTGCACGGGGGCATTAAACTACCCCCCCCCCCCCCCTAAGTCAAGAGGCTCAAACTCACGACTTTTGCAGGTATTTCGCCAGCATTCGGACGGCAAAAACGTGGCGCTAGTCCAGCCAGATGATGTACTCAGCCGTCACGCGACCCGCGTCGGGATCGACAAAGTGCAGGCGCTGGGATGGTCGGCCCTTTGCTGCGACGAATTCGCGCGCATACTCTGAGCCCGATTCGGTGCTGCCCGTCATAAAGACTCGGCCACCATTCGCAATCTGAAACTGCGACACGTGGTGATAGTGGCCGAGGTACGCGTCCTGGAATGGTTCCGTGACGCCTGACGACCATGCGGTCGTCTTGCGGATAATGCCGAACGCTGGCGTATTGCCGCCAAAGCTCTTGATCTGATCGCCGTGGACAAGCATTGCGCGATACTCCCCCACCTCAACGATCTCGTACCAGGAGGATGGTTCGTGCCAGGTGAGGCGATCCTGCTTGATGCGATCACGCGCGATGCGACAGAGGATCCTGTCCCAATTGTCGGGCACGCCATCACTCTTCTTACCGATCCGTCCATGATTGCCGGCGACTTCGTAGACGCGGACGGTCTGGAAGTGCTCAAGCAGTGTGAGCAGGACGGATTCGATCAGGTTCGCTGCTTCGAAGACCATGCCGAAGAGTGTGGAGTCGACCTCGAACGGCTGGCCGGGAAACGTCTGAATGTTCTCAATCATGTCGCCGCCAAGCATCACCACGATCTCATCGACCGGGTGCGCGGCACGCTGAATCTCAGCCAGGCGGATCGTCTTCTGCACGACTTTCTCAACGCGCTTGCGGCACGTCTCCGTCGAGTACGACGATGTCTCCTTGCCGAGCTGCCAATCAGTCAAATGCAGCAGCGCACTTTCGGAGCCGCGGCGCTTGTCACGCTTCGGCGCCTTGATCCGCCTTGGCGGTCCTGCGATCAGCGCCGCATCCGCAGCTGCGCGCTCCACCGCGTCAATCAGATCCACACTCTTCGCCTTCGCCGTCGCAAGCTGTCGCTGCAACCGCGTGCACGTCTTCTGTAGCTCGTGCAACTGCTGCTCTGTTTTGATGTCATCCTCGAGCGCAGCCACACTGCCCCTTCCGATGAGAGGCGATGCTCTTGCCGTGTGCGCCTACGTCGTGGCCACGATTTATGAGGGCGCGTGCGATCGCGACGTGCATGACGCTCGGATCAGCCAGGGCGATTACGAGGTCGGCCTTGTCTTTTTCTGACAGGCTCTCCATCACGCGCGCGACAACGCAACCGTTCGGTCTCGCGTCCGTGTTTAGTGTCTGTATGTCGTCGAGTAGTCCGCTCACGATTGCCCGCCTTTCGGATGGGGTGCGGAGTAAGTGCGCCTTACTTGACGCGGATCACCATCTGCGGCGGCGCAGCATTACGCGAGCGGCGCCAGAGGCCGTCGTTCTTGCCCGGCTTCGTGCTCGAGGTGTTTCCCTCGATCGTCTGCACGTTGCCGTTGAGCGGGTTGACGCGAGCGTTGAGGAAGCCGATGTGGTGCGCGTCGGTGCCGAAGACGACGAGGTCGCCGGTCGTTCCGGTCCGGTAGCTCTTGACGCTGAGGCCGTAGCGCCCAGCGATCGCCGCGTTCTTCCAGCTAATGACCGCGGCCTCGCCGCCGGTCTTGCAGAACGCCGCCCACGACTTCCAACCCGCACACCTAAGCGCCCAACTGACGGTCGCGGCACACCACGGCCACGCCCCAGGCGCCAGATCAGAGCCGAGCTTCTGGATGGCCTGCACTTCGGGGCCGAGGTTGTTGCCCATCGTCTCAAGCGGGCCTTCCATGCAGCGCATGCACCACACCGCGCGCTCACCAACGGTCGCGCCAGGCATCCACTTGCCGACGATCAGCAGCGTCTCGGGCGTGATGTTGCCCGACTGTGGCAGCTTGTGCTTCTTCTGAATCGCCTTCGTCAGCGTGCGCGCAGCGGGACCGTACGTGTCGCTCGTGTTGAAGCCCTCGGGGATCGGAATGCCAGCCTGCCGCGCGTACGCCTGGCAGGCCGTCTTGAATGCCTGACGATGCGTCACGAGCGAGCCGGATCCGTCTTGATGTAACCGGCAAGGAACGTAACGATCACGGTCAGCGCGCCTGCAACCTCGACCGGAACGTTGACGCCGGCGGCAGAGGCTGCCCAGACGATGATGGTCACGATCGCCGCGGCAAGCGTGCCAGCGATGACCTTCGGGGAAACACTGCTCACAATGAGCCTCCTACAGCTGGTTGAGTACCTGACTTGCAACCGCGCTAGCCGCTCCCACGACCGCCGCGATCACCATCACCCACCCGATCAACTGACCCCTAGAGAGCGATCGCGCCTCCTCAGCGCCCCTCCGCTCCGCAATCTCCTGCTCCATACTCCTCAGCCGCTCATCAATCCGATCAAGCTTGGCCGAGAGCAGCTGAACCTCACTCGTCGTCATAACAAGACTTACGCGATACCCTGCACAGTGATGCTGCGAGCACTAAAAGAAACCGTGATGTTGTCTGTGATGTAGTTCAGAGTGAACGTGTTCGTGCCGGCGGTAAGGCCGGTAAGAACCATTGAGCGATTCATCGCTCTCGGCAGAGCGGCAGTATCAAGATACGCATACGAACCAAACTGAAGCGATGTAAGGCTTCTTACGGCACCTGACGGGCTCAGAGTTGTAGCACCCGAAACAGCAATAGCCATCCCGGACTCTCGCGTAGCCGAAGCAGAATACGCAATAGCGCCAAAATCTATTTTGACGCTTGTCCCTGTGACAAGCGTGACGCTCGGATTTGTCCCGCCGCTTGTAAGAGTTGGCGTAAATGTGGCAGAACTTGTTGTGCCTGTGGTATTTGTCGTTGCGGAAACAGGCGTGACGCACACCCAATTGGATCCGTTGTAAATCGTCTCAACACCGGTTGGCGTGGCTGCGTACGTGTCGCCGGACGCGCTTGGCACCGTCGGCGCCGTCAGATACGCAATCATGCCCTCCGACGGCGAAGTGATCGCCGCGTCTCGAGCAGCCTCGTTTGTAAAGACCATCACGGCCTGCTGCATCAGATACGTATTCACCTGCGCAGCGGTAAGAACCGAGCCCGCGGTAAACGTAGTAAAACCAGCGCCAGCCATGCGTCAGATTCTACAACACGAGGCTACTACTAGAACCCGAGCGTGCTCGTATCTAGTACGCCATACGCGGTTGAGTTGAGTACGAACGCGACCTTGCCATCTGTCTGAGCAAGCTTCAGCGTGACCTTATGCGAATCGGGGCGCGCATCATGCGCAATGCCAATGATCTGACACCGTTGCGACACCTGCGAGCCGACCTTGTTTGGCGTGAATTTGACCGTGATCACGTTTGTCAGCTCAAGGCCGAGGACGGTTGCCTGCTGCGCCGTCGTCAGCGATGAGAGCTCGACGGTGAGCTGATCAAACCGCAGCTCGGGCTGCTGATACCTGCCAAGCAGATAGTTTGCGAGCGTCAACGCATTCGCATCCGTGTCGATCAGGAGGCCAGCCTCGTCAAGCGTGCTGATCGAGTACTGATCCTGCGAAGGCGTGTAATTGGCCGTCTGCACGGTGCCACCGGCGCGCGTGATGTTGACGCGGTTGTAGAGCAGTTCGGTGCCGTAGACGACTTGGAGATCCGTATATCCAATGCCCGACCCATCATCAGCGAACGTGGCGGTGCCGACGACGGCAGCCGTGTTCCGATCCTTGAACGTCGCCGATCCTGCCGCGCTGATGAAGAACGAGCCCGGCTCGGACTGCTCCACCAGCTGCAAGTACGTCAAAACGTTCGTGTCTTGCGCGACAACATCAGCCTGAAGCGTCTGCTGCCCCGCATCCAAACTGAGCAGCGCCGTCGGCCACGCAACCTCTGAGCGTGCGAGAACGGTGCCGATACGCGCGCCCGTCGTCTGCCCAGCAATTGCCGTAAATGCGCTCAGATTCTGCTTCGCAAGGATTGCGAAACCGTCGACGCAGACCGCGCCAGCCGTCGACTCGCCATTGATCTGATAATCAAGGTTCCAATCGTCGACGAGTCCGTAATAGACGGCGCTGCCGCCGATCGTGATTCGCATCTCGCGCCGCGGCTGAATGCTCGGCCAAAAAGGAGACGAGGTGTACGACGGGTCAAACGCGCGCGACTGATTCGTAAACGTCACGCTCGCGCTGCCCGTGTTGTACCGGTCGAGCTCGCGACTACGACCACGATCCGTCGTCAGCGTCTTCACGTAACTCGTCACGTCATAGAACAGCGAGCCGCCGAGCAGGTACGTCGTGTTATCAAGCACGCCCTGAGCCTGATCGTTCAGCTTGAAGAACGGACCACCCTGCGCGCTTAGGTCGAGACCGAGCTCTACCTTACGAGTAGGAAGCGCCACGATCAGGCTCCCGCAAAGACGGGACCGTTACGACGCTCAAAGACCTTGATCGCCTCGACGATCTGGCGACCAATGTCCGACCCGTCAGCACCCATCCCAGCCGTGATGCTGATGTTGTAGACCGTATCGCCCGACCCGTTCACAGCTTCGCTGAACGCCTTGCGCATCATCTGCGCCGCCGTCGGCGAGCCGAGCGGGATGACGGCCTCGTTGCCGGCCTCGCCAGCGATCACACGCGGACCCGTCAGGATGCCACCCAGGGCTAGGCCGTAGTCCTTCTTGTTTGGCTTGGAATCTCGGTGCGCGTCTCGAGCGTCAACCGCCTTGTCAATCGCGGCCTTCTCATCAGCCGTGATCGCCTTCCCACCAGGACTCTTGTCGTCATTGGCCTTGTCGCGAAGATCCTTCACCTTCTTGGCAAGCGCGTCCTGACGATCCTGCCACTTGCTCAGAGCATCGTTATACGCCTGGAGTGCCGCCGAAGCGACAGGACCACCGCTCGCGCCCACATCAGGACCGAGCGCATTCGTGCCGGCGACAATGCCAAAAATGTCCGCAGCCGCATTCTTGATGCTGGCAAGCGCATTCGTAAACGCCGTGGCAAAAGCATCGCCAAGAGCCGAGCCGCGATCCGCGCCAATGATCACGTCAAGATCGGTCGAAAACTCTTGCGCGCTAATCAGCCCCTTATTGAAACGATCGGCAAGACTCTCGATCTTGGTCTGATTCTTTGAGTTCTCGTCATCCACATCGCGCTGCCGAAGGGTTGCCGACTTGTCGTAGTAGAACTGATCAAGATCAAGTTGCGCCTGTTTCTGCTCGGCGCTGCCATCCTCAGTCGCCGCCAAAGCAGCCTTCAGCGAATCCTCTTGAATCGAAAGGCGTCGATCCTCAAGGTCGCGCTGCTGCTTTGTCATAGCTGCCGCATTGCCGTAGATGCCGCTCTTTTCAAGCGTGGCGCTTGTGATCTGCGCGAACATGCTGGCAAGTGATGTGGCCGCGCTTTGTAGGCCGCCACGCGCGCTCTGCACGGCCGCCTTCATGTCATTCGTAATGATTTTCGCAACCGTCGGCGCGTGCAGGATGCCGCGGCTCGGCCCCGCGCGCAGTGATCGAGAAACGCTATCCCACACGGAGCCCGCCGCACCACTAAGCGCGTCACCCGCGCTCGTCAACCAATCCTTGATCGCTTTCGTCGCCACGCCAGGATGACTTTTCAACCATGCCTGCATGCCATTCCAAAACGACTCGAGCAGCTGCGCGCCACGCCCGAGCGACCACTTGCCGAGCTCCTGCGGATTCATGATCTTGATGATCCAGCTGAGGCCCGAACCGGTCTTGTCGCCCGCGCTCGCGCTCGCACCACTGAATAGCCCATTGAGCATGTCGTAGCCGGCGCCGCGCGCCCACGCGTTCAACTTCGCATTCGCGGCAGAATCGATTGCACGAACAAACGAGTCAACCTGCTCGCTCCCCGGCGGCGTGAAAACGACGTGCACGCCACTCGTGGGGCTTCGCACCTTCGTCATCGATGGTTGTGTCCACCACGTCCAGAACCGCGAAGCGACGCTCTCAGCCGTCTCAAAGATAAAATCGACCTTTGCCTTCATCGTGCCCTTGCTGCTCAACTCGCGGAAGAAGTCGGCAAGGTGCGTCGCGGCGCCGGCCAGCGCGGGCATGAACAGGCCGGCAATGTCCATTGCGAGATTCTTGAACGTCAGGCTTGCGATGTTCAGCTTGCCCTGGAGTGTCGTGCCGAGTGCTTCGGCCTGACCACCGGTCGCGCGCGTGACGGCCTCAAGGACCATCTTCTGCGCCTCGAGCGTGCGGTTGTGATGGTCAAGGAACTTGATCGCGTCCTTTTCCGAATCGGTGAAGGTGACGTTGGATCGCTTGAGGGCGCCCATCGCCTTCTCAGGATCTTGCAGCGCCTTGCCGAGTGCCTTTGCCGCCATCGTCGTGTTTCCGCCCATGACGACAGAGAGGTCAGACATGGCGACAGTGGCCTGATCGAAGATGTCGTTGTTCTTGCCGGTCTGATTCGCGATCGCGCGGAACTGCAAGAGGATGTTCTCACCGGCTTGCAGCTGCTCATTGTCGATACCCGTCTTCGACATGATCGACTTCGCGAGCTCGTCGACCTGCTTTGCCGTGACATGCGCAGCGCTGCCGGTGCTCTTGATCACCGCATCCGTACGGACCGCGATCTTCTCATGCTCGAGGAAACGCTTGGTGCCGATCTTCAGCGTCTCAACAAGAGCGCCAAACGCGGCCGCTCCCGCCGCGACAGCGGCAACTTTGCCAATCCGACTGAGGCCAGACGATGTGTCATTGATGCGCTTCTGAAGGCCACGCGTATCAAGCTCTACGGGAATGACGATAGCCATTACGGCATCACCCTCAGGCGCTCATTCAGCACGAGTTCCATTTCGCGAATGCTGTGCTGCACGCTCGCGCGCACCTCAGTCTTGTGCTTCGAGAACGCTGGCCACATGAAACGCTGACCTTTGCCGTACTTCGCGGTCAGGTTCTGCACGAAAACGCCGTTTGTCTTGTGGCCTGCGCTGTTGAAGACAACGCCGGCACCGTCGATCTCGGTAACGCCGATGATCGCCATTCGTCCCGTGAAGCCCTTCTTGCGCTTTGTCGTGGCGACGGCCTTGACGCCGCGCTTTGCCTGCGTCGCGTTGTAAACGGGAAAACCGCCGCTGGTCCGAACGCGCTTGCGCTTGTCGATCACGCCGCCGCCCTTCGGCACCGTCCACCGCGTCAAAGGAGCCGCGCCAGGGAGCATATTGCGAGCTTCGCTGATGATCGGCTTGATGTCGTTGCGCATGTTCGCAACCGCCTTCTTGTACAGCTCGGGCTCAATCTCTTTTAGCTGACGCATCGTCGCCTCTAACCCTTTGACGCGAACCTGATGCGTTGCCACTTCTACTCCGTATTTGCTTTCACGTTCCGGTAGTAAATATACCGAAGCATGGTCACGAGCATTCGTTCAGACTCGGCTGCCAGAACGCTCGGAGCGATGCCGGTTTCTACTGCGAGGCCGGCGATGAGCCAGTGCTGGGAGTGCTCTCCAAAGGGACGGGATCAGCAGCCTCTTCGCCGGTGATGTCCTCGAGCGTCGCGGCCCATTCCATGAATGGAAGCTGCGTGCGGCCGGTTCGGTGCATGGCGTGCCAGGCGAGCCAAGACAGGTAGCTCATCCGCGGGTTCTCGCCGAGCGTGCTGATCGAGAGGTTGAACTCCTGCTCGAACGCGATCATGTCGACGATCTCGGTCGTGACGAGCGTCGGCGCGGCTGCGCCCTTTTCCTTGATTGCAAAGTCGATCTGCACGATAGATCTCCTAAACCGCCAGAGCGGTTATCTGATGGCTTACGGGGTCTTAGTGATCGTGCCCGAGATCGGCCACGAGACGCTCGCTGTCGCGAGATCACCGACGGCGCCGTTGACCGGCATCCACTCGGTGACAAGCACCTGCGCCTGGTACTGCGGGTTCGCGGTCGACGCGGCGCCCGTACCGTTCGGACGGACGATGACCGTGACGGCCGTGCCGCCGATCAGCGGATAGACAAGGCCCTCAACTGCCGAGTAGTCCTGCTGAATGTCCAGCTGGATCTTGTTGTCAAGGAGGCCGGCAACGCGCGTCTTCGCGGTGTTGCCGAACGCGGTCGTCTCGACCTCGTTGACGGACGTGGTGAGCGTGACCTGCTTGACGTACGACGAGATGTCCGTACCGGCGAGCTGGACATTCGCGTTGGTGAGGACGATCTTCGCCATTGCTAGAGCTTCTCCTGAGAGGAAACGGATTCGGATTCCACAACGGAATCTGTCGTAGATTCTACAATACCCGCATCCGAGGACTCGGCCTTTTTGGTATCAGAAGCCTTGATCGGTGCGATATACCCAATCGCGAGAAGATGAGTCGCGTCGGTAAGCTCGTCGCTCGTGACCGTGTCGCCCGGCTTCCTATTGGCTACGTGCAAGGGGCCCGTGATCAGATACGACTTTGCCATGCGTCAAGCGTAAACCGTGAAGCGGAACTCAACGTACAAATACGTCGTGTCGCCAGCGTCGATGGAGCTGATATGCGTGGCCGAGTCGCAAACGCTGGCCTGCACGGTGTGTCCTAATGTCGGATCAGCCTCAAGCGCGGCGGGGATGCCCGTAGGCGCGAGGTACGCGTCAAGGGTGCGCTGCGCTGCGCGATCCGTCTGTCGGCCGACAATGACGCCGATGCGGTACTTCTGCACCATGCTGCCCGCCATCGCGTCGTGATAATCGACCTCGTCAAGGATCGGCCACGCCATCGGCGGGTTTACCTGATCGGGCTGGTAATCGAACGTGCGAAGGCCGCTGACGGTGGCGAGGGCCGTGCCGATCGCCGCTTTGACGGTGCTGATCGCAGCCGCCATCAGACGAGCGCGACCATCTTGCGATACGGATCGACCAGCATCGCCACGTCAGGATCGATCGCGCGCGAGACGCGCATCACGCCCATATCGCCAAAACCCGCGACGCCAAGCGGCGAGTCGAGACGCTTGTACAAGCGGGATGCCTGGATGATCGTGGCCTGCTCGACGACCTTCGGCACCGCGCTCCATCCGAAGTTCGCCGTCAGCTGCACGAGCGCCTGCTGACCATAGTTCGTGGTGAGGGTCGGGAAGAAGTAGCGGCCGACAGCGCGGAGCCGATCGTACGACCAGGCCGATCCTTCGATCACACCGTTGAGCGGCTCGAGCTGGACATCAACTGGCGTCGCCGTGCCGCTTGCAAGGTTCCACGTGATCTCAAACGTGCCAGGCGAAAGCACGCTCGTCTTCAACGAGTAGATCGTGGAAAAGTCGTCCACCATACAGAAGTACGGATCACGAGACGTGTAGACGCGCACAGCCGAACCTTGGCTGTAAAAGCTGCGATTGCAATACCCATCGATCAGCCGCGACGCAGACTCAACGCTGCCCTCGAGCAGCGCGTCGTCAACGGTGTCGGTGATGCGAAGCGCGGCCTTGACCTGCGCAAGCGTGCAATAGCCGTTAGTAATAGCCACGCTGAGATTCTACCAATCGGGTCTAGTACCAAAACTCTACGCCGCTTCAAGGCGATTATGAAACGACAACAGTCGATTGTCGTAAATCGTCTCGCAATTCGGCAATACAGCCTCGAGGAACATGCCGTCGCCGTCATAGTGCTCAGGCAGGCGGTGCTCGCCGATCATGTCGCGACGCAGGAATGCCTGGCCGATGTCGATTGAGCCGCGCCGCGCATTGTCACGATCAGCGACGAGGATCCGACCATCAGCTCGAGACTGACCGAAAACAACCGCAGTCACGCCCTCGTGACGCGCGTGCTGCGCCCACGCTTGCAGGATCTCGGAGTGCGCGATCGTGTCGTCGTCGAGCATCCACACCCAGCCATCATCGATCGTGTCGAGCGCGTCGTTTTTGAGTTTCTGACCGCCGACGTGCTCGCGCTGCCAATCGAACCGCCAATGCCAGACGAGATCGATGCGTGCCGTGCAGCACGCAGCTGCAAGCGAGTCAGCAATCTTGCCGAGGTTTGCGGGTCGCGTGACCGCTGTGACGACATGGAGCTTCACAGGTAGACGACTCCGATACCGCCCCACTCCGCGTGCGGGTCGGCGACGAGCTCGCGCGTCAAGTACCCCGAGGATTGGATGCGTCGCCAGACGGGCTCAACCTCGATCGCTGGATGCGACGGGTGCGTGAGAATGTCGTGCAGGCAGACGATCCCGCCAGGCGCGCAGAGACTGCCGTAATTGTCCCAATCGGCTTGTGCTTCGTGCTCAAAATGACCCGCGTCAATCCAAACCCAATCAAACGGCGCGTGCTCGGCAACGGCCGCGACCGTGTCGGGATGCATCGAATCGCCCTGAACGATCACGAGTTTGGAGTCGTGCTCGGTTGCCCACTCGTGAAAGAGGTGCCGATTGTCGACGCCGGTCTGATACGAGTCGACCGCGACGACCGTTTCTGGCGCATGCGTCGATAACCAGTGAAAGAGCGTGCCGCCGTGATACGTGCCAATCTCAAGAACACGCTTCGGCTTCTTATCCGCGTAGATATGCAGCAGCGTGTCGAACTCCCACTCGCGCTGCAGAATCGGAACGGGCGCCGCAGGTCCCAGCTCGGTGCTGCGCGGATGCGTGAGGTCTAGTCCCACCGGTTCACCGTCCGCTGATACAGGCTCCAATCGAGCTGCGCGGGTACTTCGTGGTCGTGCAGGCCGTGCCATCGATTGTCGTAAATGGCCGCGTTACGCGCGTGCGATGCGTCGTTTCGGCGCAGCAGGCGCTCGTCTGAGCGGATCGTGCTGGAGTTGTCGTGCCCGACCGTGGCCGTGCTCGTCTCGACGGGAATGCCGAGTGCTCGAGCGCGACGCTCGTAGTCCACGTCTTCCATGTAGGCGGGGTAGAACGCTTCGCAGAACAATCCGACGCGATCGACGACGCCGCGACCGATCCACGCGCAGCACCACGGCGGGCTACCGGCGAGCGTGATGCGATCCTCCCCCACGTCCGCTGAGAATCGCTCCCACGCTCCCTCACCGAACCACGCGTCGTGATTCATCAAGAGCCAGCCGGGCTCGTGCGGATAGAGCTTGATGCCGAGGTTCCACGACTGCGGCACGCCCAGATTCGACGGCATGCTGAGAAGACGCAGGCCGGGGTGCGAGAGCTCGTCCAAATCCCACCGGCTCAGGCAATCACCATTGTCGATAATCAGCACGTTCCGCACCGAATCCGGCAGCGATCCAATGCTGCGCTTGAGCAAGTCGTACCCGTTGAGCACCGGCATGACGACGGTCGTAATCACTCGTTCGCCGCCTTCTCCAGCAGCGGCTTCCACGACTCAGCAAAAACCTTGTCGGCCGCGTAGTCAGCGGCAAACTCAATCGCTTTGTCGCTCGGTCCGCGCTCAGCCTGGTACGCCTTGTTCAGCGCGTCAACGATGGCGCCAACGTGTGGCGTGAAGAACCACGAGGTCTGCATCGCGTCCCATTCGGGCTGGCCCGCGACCGTCCAACCATCGCCCACAAGCTCGGGCTGCGCCGAGAAGTCACTGACGATCACCGGCAACCCGCAAGCCTGCGCCTCAATGACCGGGATGCCGAAGCCCTCGCCCATGCTCGGCGCAAGCAATACGTCGCTCATCGTGTAGAACGCGGCCAGCGTCTCCTGCGGAATGCCCAACCGATACGCGAACTGATCCACAAAACGAACCTGCTCCGGCTTGACACTCGCGGCCTTGAGCAGCTCTCGCAGGTTGATGCCACTCATCGCGCCCGTGTCCTCGGTGTGCAGGTAGAGGATCGCGTCGGGATGCTCAAGCGCGAAGATGCTGAATGCGAGGATTGCCTGGCCGAATGCCTTCCGACACGGCGTGACGCCCTTGTTCGCGCTGTTCATCATCACGACGAACGCGTCGTTGGGAATGCCGAGCAGCTCGCGCGGCGTCTGACGACCCATCGGCCCATCAATCGTGAGCGTCGGCTTGAAGACGGGCTCGATCGCGTGCGGAATGTACTCGCACTTGACACCGTCCAGCTCAAGCATGTCCTTGCCGAACTTGCTCATCGCGATTGGCGTGACGTTGTCGCGCTTGCACCACTCCAGCACTTGTGGTGGTGCGGGCTGATGATCTACGGGAACCCAACTGTAAATCCGCGGGATCGTCTTGAGACTCGGATTCTGGTTGTAGACCCACACGTCATACAACGTGAACAGCACGCTCTTCGCCGCCGGATTCTGTGACGCCCAATGCATCGAATACGCGACCATCACGTCTTCGCTGTAGTTGGCAAGGCCACGCGGATATACGTGTATCCCTTCCCAATTCATCGAAGAGCCCTCAAGGCCGTAGTTGCACGCTACGGCGACTTCGTGGCCAGCGTTGTGCATGCGGCGCGTAACTTGTGCCGTCTGCGTTCCGTAGCCGGTGGCGACGAGCGGGCTGTTGCTGCACCAGGTGATTCGGAGCGGACTCGTCGCCGACTTTTTGGCGGGTCCATTCTTGGTGCTGGTTGCGCCGGTGGCGCGTCGATGAGCACGATTCATCGAGTCTCCTTGGTTGGGGCGTGAGCCCCCCGCTACATCGTGCGTAGCGAGGGGCTCACAGTGGTTTCGTCAGGGACTAGGAAGCAGCGCCGACGAAGTACTTGACGTGGCTGGACTGCGGGAGATTCCCGTCCACGCGGATCATCGAGCGGTAGGTCACGAGGCCCTGGTTGAAGGCGAACTCGTCGGAGCGATCCATCTGGATGCCGCCGCCGGCGATGCGCACCATGTAGCTCTTGAGGTCGCCGAAGATGACCGACTTGGCCGACGTGCCCGTCGACACCATGTGCGGGTTCTCGAAGACCGGGTAGCCACCGATCAGGTCGCGCTGGTCGGCCGAGGCGGCGGGGCTGAAGATGTAGTAGCCGCCGCTCGACTGGAGCTGGCGCACCTTCGAGATGCTCGACGCGTTCATCATGAAGCCGGCGCCCGGGCGCATACGCGCGGCGGTGTCGACGCTCCAGATCAGGTCAAGGATGTTGGCAGCCGTGAAGGTGCCGGAGACACCCGTGCCGCCCGTGATGCCCGAGCCAGCAGCCGCGACGATGCCCTTCGGCTCGACGGTGCCGGTGCCGACGGTGAGCTTGTTGCCGACCGAGTAGCCGAGGCCGTTGGCGGTGTTCTCCGCCAGCAGCGCCTGGATGTCGACGCCGGCGTCCTGGAGCAGCTCCTGCGACAGCTGCGTGATGAACGCGTACTTGTACGCGTTCAGCGTGACGAAGCTGTTGAAGATCGTGTCGGACTCGCCGATCGCGCTGCCCTGAGCGAACGCGGTGCCGGCCGAGTACGAAGCGAGGCTTGGGATCTGCAGCGCCTCACCACCAGCGGTGGTGATATGCGAAGTTACGGCAGGATCAAGCATGGGTCCTGTGTAACGGGCAAGCAGAATGACCTGGTCGTAGAACGACGTGGGCACCGGGGCGCCGGTCGACGTCGAGTAGACGTCGCGGGTCTCGGGACCGAACAGGTGCGAGCGGATGTCGCCCTTTGCCATCGCGCGGAGCACGTCCGCGTCGGTGCCGTTGGCCTTGGCGTCGCGCACGACGCGCTCCATGCCCTCGATGGCCTTGCCGATGCGCTCCTCGCGCTTCTCGTCGGCCTTGACCTTCTCGATCAGCGCGGCGCGCTCGTCAAGATCAGCGTTGATGCGGTCGTACTGCTCGCGCTCCTCGAGGGTGAGGTCGCGGTTTTCGGCGGCTGCCGTGTCGAGCAGGTGCTTGGCCTCGTGCCAGGCGGCCTGACGGCCTTCCACCTGCTGCTTCAGGAAATCTGCGGACATTGTCCGGCTCCAATCTGCGTTCGTAGTTGCGTTGACGATCCCCACCGAGGCTCCTCGGGTGGAATAGCCCGCGCGGCTCCGCAGACGAGCACGAGTATTTTACAACAACGCCGGACGTACCAAACGATGCAAAGTTAGTACTAGGCGGCGGCGTGCAGCTTAGACTCGAGCTGAGCCTGCAGCTCGGCAATGCTCGGAGACGGCTGAGGCTTGTGATCGCGCAGCTTCGCGACGCTCTCCTCAAGCACGGCGGCCTGCTCATCGGTGAGCTTGTCGCCGCGCTCGAGCGCGTTCATCGCCTCGGCCAGCGTGTCAGCATTGAGGCCGGTCTTGTCGGCCAGCATGTCGACGCTTCGAACGTTTGCCATCGATGCGGGGTAAGCGGCGTACGGCGCGATCGACACTTCGTGCAAGCGCACGTCGCGGAGCTGACGATTGTTCTCGTCCGACCAGTAGTCGCCGCCGGCGGGAACCGTGAATCCGAAGCTCATGGTGGTGATGTCGCCACGCTTCAGCAGGTAGGCGAGATCACGGCCGTCGCTTGTGTCGGGCAGGTCAGCCTCAACGCGGAGTCCCGTAGCGTCCTCGCTAAGGCGAAGCGTGCCAGCGCGGCGCGATGCGAGAACGCGGCCCGTGTCGTGATTCATCAGCAGCTTCACTTCGTTGCGAGCCTTCAGCGTTCGCGAGAATGCGCCAGGCGCGATCGTCTCGGTAAACGGCAGCGGCTCAGACGGCGAGTTGAACACGGCGGCGTACCCGTAGAACGTCATCCCGCCAGCATCAGCAGCGTCCGTCATTTCGCGAATCTCAATGTTGGCGTGCTCCATCACACGATGCTCAACGCCCTGCTCATCCTGCTTCGCGCGCGTCGTCGGCGCGTCGTACTCAACGGGACGCGCGATCTTCGTGACGCTGCGAATCTTTGAGTCAGGCACAACCGCACCGACGGGATCAATCTGATCCGTCATGCCGGTCGCGTCCATCATCTCCACCGTCTCGCCCGTCTCAGCCGGAACCTTGTTCTCGACCGGCTGCATCAGCACCTGCGCCTGTGCGCCGATACTCGAGCGAAGCTGCCACGCCCACTTCTGATGCGCATCGATGCGCTCTGCAAGGAAGTTTGCGACGCCCTGCTGATTCTCAACCTGAGACTGCGCGTACGCCTCGTTGTACCCATCGATGATGTCATCGTTGAGATCGAGCAGGCTCGCGGCCATCGCGGCCGGCGTGTCCGGCGTCAGCGCCGGCTCATCCAGCTCGCGCAGCTGCTGAAAGTCCGACAGGCGGAACGGCGCGTCGTAGCCGAGCTTGAGAATGTTCTCCGCAAGCGGGTCGATCGACTCGTTCGCATCCTCGTAAATCATTCCGAAGAGCGAGTGATACTCGGTGAACTGAGATCCCTTGACGTTCCAGTGATAGCCGTGCGCGATGAACTTGAACGCGACGACATCGGACAGCTGCTCGGCGAGAAGCTGGCAGAGGGTTTCGGGGCCTTCTGTGGCCTCCAGGGCATCTTCGGTCGTCTGGTCGGGATCCATCGGAAGGGCTTTCTGCTCGATACTGGGCATGTCGGGAACGTAGGAGCCCGCGTCGGCGCGCACCGCGTCGGGCAGATCAGTCGGGTCAACCGCCTCTACGCCAAGATCGGCATAGGCGGCGCGCACATCAGCGTCGTTGTCGACGGCAAGCACAACGTCGAACTTCTCAAGCAGGCTTCGCATCGTCGAGCGCTTGTAATCAAGCGTGCCCGCATCCGTGTTATTCGTCATCAGCATCGCGTACTCGACACCAGCGGCCTCAAGCTGGGCGGCGGTCTCGTCGCGCTCATCCTCGGTCCGGCCCGTCACGATCACCACGGGCACATCCGAATCGTTCAAGAACGCGATCGTCTTGTCGATTGGCTCGCGACCGTTGCGGAGAATCGTGTCGTCCACGTCGCTGACGATGATGTCGGGCATTAGCTCTGCACCTCGTACGCGGCCTGCGGGTTTTCGGGATCGACCTGCGCGACGGGCTGAAGCATCACGGTCGGCAGGCCCGTGTGCGCGATCGGCGGCAACCCGAGCGACTCGAGCACGGCCGCAGGCTCGAAACCCGCCTGGATCAGGCGCTGCGCGATCGTGGTCTTTTTGTCGATCTCGGCGATGTTCGCCGCGCCAAGGTCAACGGAGTGCAGCGGCACGCGCAGCTCGTCACCACCGTCGACGGGCGCAGCGTCCTCGAGCGCGCGAACCTGATTGATGCTCATGTAGCCGTTCTGAATCGCGCTTGCGTAGTAGGCGGATCGTGCGGCCGTGTCACCACGGAGCAACCCGTCGACGTTGTACTTCACGAAAACGCCCTGCGGCAGCAGACGCGTGAATGCCTGCTCCAGCTTGTAGATATACGGCCTGAGCGTATGCACGACGAAGTTGATCGAGTTCTGCTCGAGCGAGTTGTACGAAGATGCGCCCGGCTCGATCACACCGAGCATCGACGGCGGCACGCGGAAGACGCGCGCGATCTCCTCAACCGCGAACTTGCGCGACTCAATGAACTGACTCGTGTTGTTGTCCGGCGTCGTCCGCTGAAACTTTGCACCACCGAAGAGAACGCCGGTCCGGTGAGACTTCCGCAGCCCCTTGTGCTCGTTCTCAAACGACGAAGCGAGATCGAGCGCCTGCTCTTTCGTCAGGTTGCCGGGATATTCGATGATGCCGCTCGAGTTCGCGCCCGAAAAGAATCGCGCCGCGAACTGCTCGAGCGCAGACGCAAGACCGAGGTTCTCCTTCACGAGCTCGATCCGGCTCTTGCCGCGCTGCTGACCAGGCATCACGAGCTCCTTGATGTGAAGCATCTCGTCATGCGTGATCGTGGTGTGATTGTCGTAGATGTACAACGGTCGCGTCTGATCCGACGTGCGCGTCACCTGCACCTTGATCGGATTCAGCACGACCAGGCCAGCGACGCCGCGCTCATCACGCAGGATTCGAATGAACGCATTGCCGTTCAGCAGCAGCGAGACAAGCGCGACCTGCGTCAAGTCGGAAAACGTCACGCCGATCTCGGGCATGTCCAGCCACTCGGGCTTCGGACGATACGGAACGCGCGTCCCGCTGACGCGCTTGAACGTATCGACCGGCAGCGTCGAGATCGAATCCGCGATGATCCTAACCGCCGCATAAACCGCGTTGACCTTGAGGACATTCTCCTCATTGATGACAACGCCGGAATTCGTCGAGAAGAGGATCGAATCGCCCGACGCAAACAGCGTCTGATACGAGATCGCGCGCTTCTCAGCGCCCGGCAGCAGGTTCCCGAGCATCCGCTACTCGCCCTCTCGCGCAAAACTCGTCGCGCGCTCCCACGCCACACCAAACGCAAGAAGCGCAAGGCCAGCCACAATCAGCGCAGCCGGAACACTCAAGAGCGCGACACCGATCACGAGCAGCAACAGGCCGACGATCTGGGCTACCAAAACCATTGTGAAATATGATAGCCGAGCGTACTACCACGAATAGAAGCCGGGAACCACTTCCGGCTCGCGACGCTTCAACGCAACATCGACCGCCATCGCAAGCGCAATAGCCGCATCGATCTTCCGTTTGCTCCTGCCCTTCGACAATCGCCAACCCGTATCGGTCGCTCGAGGCGTAGCCGAAAGAACCTGATCCGCAAACGTGCTGTCGCCCGAGTGCGCAATGCGCCCATTCACGATCTCCTCAAAAAGCGTCCCCGACGCTGGCACCATCCGCGCCGCCGACTGAGGAAACTCCACCATCGGCACACCATCATCCGCCAAGACCTGAGCCGACCTAAGAAAGTACGCCGGGTCAAACGCGGCAACATCGATCCGATACGACTGATGCAGCTCGCGAATGAAGTTCTCCACCGCTTGCACGTCGATCGCGTCACCCTCAGGGAACCAGATCTTTGATCGCGCCACGAGCACGTCGTCCTGCTGCTGAACCCACACAACCGCGATCGAATCGTGCTTGAGCGCCATGTCAATACCGAGGAAGATTGGAAGATCGGGGTCGATGTCTAGATCTTTGTTGCGGCACTTGTCCCACGCTCCCGCCGGAAGGAACGACTCGGACGCGCGGACCCACTGATTCAATCGGTACCGGCGGAACGCGATCTCATTGGTCTGCTTCACGCTGACTTTCATGTCGTCTAGGCTGAGAAGGCCCTCGTCAAGATTCGGGTTCGCTTCGCGCCAGGCCGACTCGCTCAGCAAGTCACAATCCTTGGGCGCTTCCCACCAGAAGAATCCGAACGCGTCATCGTCAAGCGTGCCATCGCATACGCGCTGCCCGTACTGATACATCTGACCACAGATCGTGTTCAAGTCATGCCCGGCCGTCGTGATGGCGACGATCTGAGGGTCGCGCCTAGCGCCCGACCCGAGCGTCAACGCATCCCACAAATCCGAGTTCGGCTGCACGTGCAGCTCGTCAAAGACCACACAACTCGCGTTATAGCCCTGTGCCAACTTTGCATCGCTCGAGAGCACGCGATAGATCGAACCCGTCGCCGGCACCTCGATCACGTCGCGATACACCTTGCAGATCCCATTCAGCGCCGGCGACGCGCTGATCTGCCGTTTCGCCTCACCAAACACAATGCGCGCCTGCTGTCGATCACCCGCCGCGCTGTAGACCTCTTTCGCGCCGTCCTCGCCCTCGATCAGCGCATACAACGCAATCAGCGATCCCAGCATCGACTTGCCCTGCTTACGAGGCATGCCGACCAGGCTCCGCCGATACCTCAGCAGCCCGTCCGGCCGGCGCTCGTACAGCTGATCGATCAGCCACGACTGCCACGGCACAAGCTCGAGCGCCGAGCCCGCACGCATCCCCGTCGACGCATGCAGAAACGACCGCGCGAAATCCGCGACGAACGGACCTTCAGTCGTCGGAAACAGCGACGGCGTCGACCACACGGGCCTTCCGCTGCCGATACTCATCAAGCTCATTCGCTACTCGAATCTCCGCTAGTCCAAGACGCGCCCGATCACTCGGCGAAAACCCGAGCATCGAAAGCCACGCCGTTATCTGCACATCCGCCTCTTTGATCTGCGCAACCGCCGGATGCGGCTTGATCTGACCCGAACCCGTCTCATACCAGCGCCGCGTCACATCCTCACCAAGCCACGCCTCAAGCGTTGCGATCTCATCTAGGCGCCGACACAAACGCTCAACGATGATCCGATCCTGATCATCATGCATCCACCGACGACCCGAGCGCCACACCCGATCCCACGCCTCAAGCGCAACCCGACCAAACGAACTCGGCGGACTTGGTACGTCACCAGATTTTACAACCGCAAGCGCAAACTCTGGCGTCGGCTCAGCCGGAAGATGCTTCTTGCTCGGATTGCCAAGCGCACGATGCTGCGCCAACGGCTTCGCAGGCCGTCCAGCTGGCCGACCCGTCGCCATCACACAACCCCCGCTTTTTGGCTCTGTTGAGCCAAATATCCAAAAACGCTCGGGTTTCCCGGCCGTGTGCAAAAAAG